CTTCAAGAACTGTTCACCCTCAACACGGGTAGATGCTTGACCGCCTGAAATTGTTTGCACAATTTTCTTCAGGTCTTTTTCCATTTGGTCAATAATCTTCGCCAACTGCCGTGACTTCGGGGCAGTAGACAACAAAGGCTTGATGCGGCCCGGAGCGACACGGAACAAATGGTTGATAAACGATTCACGTTGGAACTTGTCAACAGCATCCTTCATATATGACTGAAGGTTTTTGCCAACATTCTCCTCAAACATGCGGACACCATATTGTGCCTCAGTGATGTCGTTCAATTCAACAGTAGACCTGCCCTTGTGAACGAGAGGAACACCCAAGAAGGTGTCCATCTCTCGTCGTTGCATCGTGAACCCAGCCTTCTTACGCAACGACCTGACATCAACACCCAACTCTTTGCCGATGCGTTCAACAGCGGCTTTGGTTTGCCGTCGTGACGACGACGCAAACCTGCGCCAACTCTGAGAAAACGTCCTATGGAAATAATTGTCCCTAACAGGTACTTCTTCCAGCCGCAAACCATGAGCCTCAGAAACCTCACGTTGCAAAGCATTAGATTCATCCAAAACCATGCGGGTACGAGTCGTATAACCCTCAGCCAACTCCAATAAATTCGGATCGCTCAGTTCCTCAACGCCTTCCAAATGGTTGATCACAGCCCTGTTCTGTACGTCATCCAAATCGGAAACAGTCCTGACGTATGGTCCGTGTTCGCCAGCAAGGCGAACACCAAACGAACCGGCGTTAGCCTTGGCGTTGACAGCGGAGGCATGGGCACCAAACGCAGTCAAGATTTCTTCTGTGGCAGGAGCAAACCCTAGTTTGCCTTTGCCACGGGCCACACCAGCCAACATTGTCGTAGACCCCGGCATCATAGCCGTAGCAATATTCGGCATTGCATCACCAATAGCGGCACGGGTGCGCCCAATACGCAACCCTGCCGCCTCAGCGCCAGCACCAGTACCCGGAATAACTTGACCAGCAAAACGCACACCGGTACGGCCAAACACACCCTCGTTGACCAACGCAGTCCGCACTTGTGTCGGCAACGCATACTCACCATAACGTTGAATATCAGCCGCATAACGAGCCTTAGCGGCATCATCCAAACGTGACGCATAACCCGACTTCAAAAAGTCTTGTGCGGCGGCGGCACGCCCCGCTGTACCCTGATACTTCAAAGGAGACAACGTAGTATAGGTCAACGGATCACCAGCAATCTGCGCCGACACATTCAACAACGTGTCAACACCATGAGTGAAACCGCCCTCGCCCCAATCCTTATCGAACAAATTGCCGATATCCTGAATAGGTCGATACTCAGGATTGAAATTTTCAAAATCAAACGTTTGAGTAATCAAATCATCAAACTGTGGCAAATCGCCAGCCAACGGTTCAGCAACCAACTCATCCAACAATGACTGAACCGCACGACCCGGAGTAGCAAGCGCCCTAATAAACCCTTCAGTAAACGTAGCACCAGCCTTACGCACAGCACGCTCAGCCCTTTCAGGCAACAAACCAATCAAAGTGTCTTGACGGCCACCCCCAGCACGGGACTGCCAAGAAGCCAACTCCTCAGAACGCTGTTTAGCCTCCTGATAATCCTTGGCAGAAACCCCCGGCGCACCAGTTAGCCTAGACAAATACTTATCCAACGCCGCCTGCACATCGCTTTCCTGCACATCCCCAACAGCAGGAGCCTCACGCCTAGCGCCAGCACCAACAGGCGAACCAGCAAACGGATTCTGACTAGTTGTCCCCGGCAACAAACCTGTCTGCTCCACAGAAGTCATAGCAGGCAACTGTGCAACAGGACGAGCATCAGGCAGAGAAACAACCGGTGCTTGTGGCACCGGTTGACGCTTCTTACCTAGTTCCGAAAAAGGACTTGGCGTAATAGCCATAATCAGCCTGCGTATCTGCCGTAAATATTCTGTCCCGCTAAAGCCTCAGTAAACGGGGTGCGACCCATAGCAGCCAACTCTGAAGCAAACAAATCAGCAATCTGCTGAGGGCGATTCTGCCGTCTAGTAATCATTGCCTGCATGGCACGCTCAGCCGCCGACGGCAACCGAGGACCAGCCGGAACCGGAGCCTCTAAACCGGCGGCACGCCGACGGCTAGCCGCCGTAGTGCGACCAGAACCACGACCACCTAACTGTGCGGCCCTAGAGATATCTCCACGACCAAAACCGCCAACAGAAACATCACGACGCAACGGGTCCAACCGGCCCTGCATCTCACGGAACTGCTCCATCACCGACAACGGCACCGGCTCACGGGCAGCAGCCTCCTGCGCAGCCGCCGCCCTGCGAGCCGCAGTTTCCTGCCCCATAGCGCGCTCCTGCAACGCCTTCAACTGTTGCAACTCCTGACGAGTCGGCTTGAACTGTGAAGCAGTTTGACCGGTCAACTGTAATGCTTGTTCTGGGGAGAACTGAAACTGTTCCCACGGGGCGGGCAAAAACGATAACCCCTCCAAACCCATTTCTTTATAAAACTCGTTCAAAGCCGCACGCTGATCAGTCTTGGAAACCAGCGACTCTGCGCTCGGAGGCGTACCCAAAGCCGCAATCTCAGCCTCAGCCCGTGGACGATCAACAATTTCATACTGCAAACGCTTATTTTGAAAATCGGCGGCATCATCAGCATACTGTTTAGCCGCCGCCAACAAAGCACTAGTAGAATAACCTTCATTGACTGTTTGCATAATCGCTTCAAGATTCATGCCATCATACTGACCTTCGCCAGTAACCGATGTCAACGCCTCTTTGAAATCATCGTAGGTTGCCAAACCATCAAAAATATTTGAAAGCACATTGCTCAAACCAAGTTGATCCAACACATCTTTTTCAGGCAACGACTGAATAATATTAGCCGCATTAGAAACAAACTGCGGAGCAACAACATCCTTGGCAATAGCCGTAACATCTTTGTTATACTGCGCCACCGCAGTATCAAGTTCATCGGCCAACTTCGTATTCAACCAAGACGAAAACGCATCAGTCAACTGCTGAGGAGTAGCCACACCAGTAGACACCAACAACGGCGACTCCAACAACCGTTCCTGAGTAGTGCGACTAGTACCAGCCAAAGCGCTAGAAAGCACATCCATCGTAGGCGAACCTGTCTGCGCACCCAAAATAGAATTCAACAATGCTTGACGTTCCTGCTCAGTCATCAGTCAATCCCCGCCAACTGCAACTCCAACCGCAACATATCCAACTCCTGTTGGCGTGCCGCCTCAGCCTCCTGAGCGGCACGCACACGCTCACGAACAATAGCCTCCTCACGGGCCTGCTGAGCAGCAATATTAGCCAACGCTTGCGCACGGGCCTCCGCCGCCCGACGCAACCCTTCCTGTTGCATCAACTGACTAGCCGCCTGACGGGCCTGACGTTCACGCTCCAAACTAGAAGTCATGCCTTGTGCCGCTCTCTGCGAGGCGGCCAACTGATAACCCAAAATATTGCGGGCAAACTCCGCTTCGGCAGAGACAGGATCAGCAGACGCACCCAACGCCCGCAAATAATCCACATTCACACCCGGAATATTAGGTGCCCCAACATCGTAAACAAAAGCGGCCTGCGGATCCAACGCCTGAAGTGCCGCCAAAGTATCGGCAGTCGTAGTCCCAATCCTGCCGGTAGCGGCACCGTACACATCTTCCAACTGTCCACGTTGACCGGCATAATAATCTGCCAACGCCGCAAAATCTGCGTCACCGGTATACACATCACGGGACGGCAAACCGGCAAACGCCGCATCAATCAACTCTTGACGGCTAGGACCAGCCGGACCAGCGGTAACCGGCGGAGTTACTGGCGCATCTTTTACTTTGAACAACTGTCCTTCAGCCTCAGGATTCCAAAACGTCCCATAATCATAAGTAGTGCCAGCCTCCGTAACACCATACGGAGTGTAAGTAGCACCAGTAATAGGGCTAGTGAAAGTTGCATCGGACGGCATTTGCACACCGGCACCCGGAACACCAGCCTGTATCAACTGGGTTTGCAAGTCCGCAGTCAAATCAACATCAGGGGCAGTCGGCTTAGACTTGGGGCGCTGTGACGGAACAGGCGCATAACTGTAACCAGAACCGTCATAACCAACACCAGAACCCTGCAAATATACAGGACGACGAATACCAACCATCAGCCGTTCCCCATCTCAATAGCCGGACGATGCTTACGCTTCCTCGGCTTCCTAGGTTGAACAGCCGCAATATCGGCAGGAACAGGACCGGGACGACCCATCTGATTATACTGCAAACGGCGACGCTCGGTGCGTCGATCCGACGCACCACGATAACCGGTGCCAGCGTTCTCAACCTTACGTTTCATAGGCATAATAACCCCTAACTAAACAGTCCGGTCATCGGAGCAAACTCACGCAACGAAGCCGCATCCGCAATAATCTGCGACTGGGTTTGCAACCGCAACCTGTCCAACGCATCCTGCAAATCCTCAGCCGAAATCTGGTCACCCAACTGAATACCAGCCTCACCCAACTGCTGACGCTGAGCAATATCCCCAATACCACGCTGATACTGGCCGATATAATCCTGCATCGCCCTATTGAACAAACCCGACCGACCCAACCCACGCTGAGCATAACCAGAAATCCGTGGTTCAGCGCCCTGCTGATACGCCCTAGTCAGATCACGGGTGCTCCGCTGTGTCTCCGCACCCAAACCGGCACGTTGCAACTGGGCACGCAACTGGGCCTGCTCACGCCGCCGCCTCTCAGCGGCCTCCCCCAAACCAAACGATGACGGGTCAGCAAAAGAAGCACGGGAACCCCGTGCCAACAAATCAGGTGTAGATGTCAACAAACTACTAGCCATCACTAATACCTATATCGTTCTACTTATCCACAGGCTACGGTAAACACAGGACATGCACCTTCACATCAGTGTTACTACGGTCATTCCCGCTAGTAGACACAAGAAAATGGAGACCAATATTCGTATCATCCACTGAATCAATGTGGAAGGCTCCCTGATTATGCGTACTAGAATCGACAAGTGTTTCAGTGACCTGCACCACTGACGGTGTAAACGGGGCGTTATGCGGAAAAACCAACTCCCCGTTCGCATCCGTAGTGCCCTCATAAACAAACCAATGCCCCACATTGCTAGCAAAATACCTTCTCAAATATTCGGTCAACGACAAAAAAATGTTACGCAACGGCAACTGGTCAGGGCCACGCAAATTCGTGAGTTGCGGGGCGAACCACGGTTCGTCCCGCCTCACGGCTTATAACCCCGTGGATTATAATTGAACGTCACACCATTCACACCCCAACTAGCAGACGACGGCCCGCTAATCTTCAGTTGGACTGCACGCCCCAAACCCAAACTGTTGCCACGGGCAACTTCAGAACCGAAAGACGACGCCCACTGGGACGGAGAACCAGTCCCACCATAGCCAGCAGACGGGACATCAAACTGTCGTTTCAACGTCAACGAATCCCAATCACGATACACGGCAACATTCAAATCGTATGCCGCATACTCACGGTTCAACACAAACTCAGGTCGCCGCCAAAACTTTTTAGTAGAAGCCGAACCGGCATCCTGCCACGAAGTAACATAAAACGAAGTAAACGGAGTGGAGTAACCCAACACATTATCCGTATACAACGTCCGATCAAAATAGAAAACCTGCGGCTTAGTCGGATGAGCAAACAACTCGTAAACCCTGCTGGAAGAATCCACAAAAATAGTGCCAGCACCCAATCCGAAACCATCAGCAATCTGATACTTGGTCCAAGCACCATTCTTACTCAACGTCGAATCCCACACATACGTCACAGTCACATCATCCGACTGTGTAGCACCATCCCATTTGACTTCAGAATCATCATAGGTCACACCGATAGCATCATAAGTCAACCCGCCGCCAGCATACAAAATGCTGGAATCTCTGTAGCCGACACCAATCATTCCATACGTTTCCGAACTGGTGGACACACCAGTCGGCAACGACACATACACCTTGCGGTTCACCGCTGACACCTTGACCTGAGCCAAAGCCTCATCGTGAAACTCGTTGATATCAAACAACGGGCGCAACGCCTCAAACATGTATTGGATTGAACGGCCATCATATTTGAACAAGCCATTCTGCCCGTCAAAAAAGAAGATGCCTTCCTCTGTCTGTGCTACCGCCGACGGGCTTACAGCACCCAACTCCTCAGTAATCGTAACAACCTGAAACGTGTCATCGCTATAGCCGAAAATGGCGTACACTGCGTGTTCTTTGAACACCAGAATGTGACCGGAATACGGCACCAAAGCAGTGATTCCACGGCCACCACCAACAATATCAATATAGTCTTGTTCACGCCATGATTCAGGGAATAACGGGTGCGAAAAACGCACCCGATCCGGGTAATCAACCGAATCCTCACGGGTATATGCCGCCCACAGCCGTTCGCTATGGGTCGCAACATGATGGCATGATGGCATGAAACCAGTAGTCGGAGACAGCAGATCGTCTTGCCAGTTCCCAGTCCCGCTAGCAGTCAGACTGGTCTTGGCGGCACCGTCCCACTTGTGGGAACCGGTGGCGCAACCACACGCCACATACACCACATCGTCCGAACCGTCAGACCAGCCAGAAAACCCAGCACCAAACGCACTAGAAGCCGTACTGATCGTGGTGTCCGTGAACGTACCATCATCCGAATAGTAGATCGTGTCATTACCCGACAGCAACACTTGTGGTGTGCCGGACTCCCAGAAAAACAGGTTGACCGATCCGCCCCAGTTCTGCGGCAAAACACCTGCAACATTACCGGTACCCCACCGTTGCAGGCCACGACGTTGGAACACTCCGCCACGGGGATCAATGTCCACGTTCAACAAGTCAGGCGACTCGTTGCTATCTAGGTTGAATACGTCGGCCCGAAGATTCAGGCCGCCCGTAAAGTCCTCAATGGCGAAAGCACGGAACGCCATCAGATATCCAGAGAACCCCAGCGATGCTTGTGACCGCCGGTAGACAGACGCAACGGAGCATAGGACTCTGGTTTCATAATGTCACGGCGTGCAATCAGCACGCCGTCATTGAACGCACGCTCATACTCAGCCGCCATCTGGGGAGCCTCCTGTGCCCTATAGATTTGCGACACAGCGTAATACACCAACGGCAAATCAAACTCATAGGGGCCGTCTACAGTTCCCCCAGCAGTCACCCAATCATTCGGATGCCTGTACGCCCGTGCCTTCAGGGTGTAGACGCCCGACGGGATTGGGAACAGATGCAACTGTCCTGCCCAGAACGCCACATACATCGGACGACCGGGAGCGTCCGATGCGCCAATGAAGTAGTCCTCAGCCATATCATAAGAAATCCACTCTAGCCGAACATTTACTTGATCGACCAAAGACACAACCTCACGGATATCATAATCCGTGTAATCATTCACCGTATATGAACGTTGACCGTCAACAGTGTTGAACTGGAACGACACCTCTAGGTGCGGCCAACGCCGCTCCAAATCAAGAATCCGGTTATAACCGTCACGAATATACAAATTCAACAAAGCGTCAGAAACGTCATCCGTTTCAGTTTCAGTTATCGTGCGGGCGTTATCACGAATCTGCTGTAGCGTAAGCCTCGTCATCGCCATCGATGTCACCGCCCTTCTTTTTCTGGATGGACCTGAGATGACCCATGCAGTATGCGGTGCCTTTGGCACGCATACCTTCACAAGTATCATCGTTGCCCGTACATTTGTTTCCTCTGCCGAGGTATGGGGCGGATGCCGCCGCTAGGCGGGCACCGTCCATGTGGGCCAACCGTGCATCAGTGGCCGGTTGTCCGTACAAACTGTAGGCGGGAACTGCTTGAATATCGTTCATCATCTATAGCCGATTCGTTCTACCTATCAGGCCCCGGCTTATTCGCATGTCGCCTAGACGCAGAGTTCCACTCAGGAGAAAACCCGGAATACGCATCAAACGCTGTTTCGGGATCAAAAATAGTATCAAAATATTTGGCAGACTCAGGATACAAGTCAGCGAAACGGTAACGTGTCCGACTGGCAAACGGATTCAACGGCCTATCTTCCGCAATCCAACCATCTTGCTTGTCTTTTAGATACATCATGAAGCGATCAGCAAAATCTTCGGTCCGCCCCCTGTAACCGCCGTACGGTCTAGATTCACTAATTCTTTCAGAATAATCTCTACCATAGTCGCTGACAAACGGCAAATACTTTTCTCCCGTCAACTTGCCCGGAGTATTGAATTCCAACTGTGAAACTTCAGGAAAGTTTGTCGCATCAGAAAGAATAGCCGCCAAATACGCCGGATACTTTGAATACTCGTTGAGCCACCAGGCCAAAGGAGGATCTTCATTGAACCACGCACCCAGCCGCGTCCAACGGTCACCGACAACACCAGAAGCAGCAGAATCAACAATGTGACCCAATTCGTGACGCAACACATTTCTGATACCCGGAGTGGTTTCAAATCCTAAAAGTTTTCTCCACCAACTATTTGGATCATCGGAAATAGAACGATCCATAGGAAAAACAATTTTCCCTCCATAAACTGATGGTTCTTCCTCCTCAAAAACCCATTGTGTTCCCCCGCCCTGAGCATAAGCAAGAGCACCAACCCCTTCAAACGGCCAGTTGGAAGGACTTTGGAAATTTACCGAACGTAAATACTGTGTCAAATGTTCAGGAATTGTATTCAAAACCGAATCAACAGTATTCGGAATTCTAAAGTTTTCCGCTAGATAACGGCTGGCAAGCAACTGCATCTCAGCATCCAACGGCAAATTTGCCCTAGACGAAAGTAACATTCTTTCAAACTGTTCAGGGCTGGTTTCAAAAGAAGAACTGTAACCTTTGTCTTGAATTCTTCCAGCCCAAAAATCCGGGTACGGATCACCCGGCTGTGGCTCCACATTGCTATCGATATCAGACTGCTGACCAATAACAAAATTTGTTCGGGACGGTTTTACGTTAGTAGACGAAACGTTGCGGTTCGGTTCATACACCGGATAAAACGCATCAGACAAACCACCCAAATAATCTTCTTCAACATTGGAACCCAAAGCGGCAATCAACGCTTGGGTGTCTACCGCAGTGGGACGTTCCCCCAAACGAGAATCCCTGAAACGATTATAAAACCGCATCGCTTCACCAGCCGTACTAGGACCGGTAGTGGTGCGTTGCGCATCAGCCGAAGCCAACAACCGCAAAGCGGTTTCAAGATCATCGTAATATTGTGTGCCAGCAACAACAGGATTACCCCGGCCAAAGCCGGGGCCAACCGTGGGTCTACCGTAAGGATCAGAATAATCCCGTTGCGCCATAATCTCTCCCAGAAATTGTGATGGGGGAGAGGGCCGAAGCCCCCTCCCCCATAATCACAGGATTATGTTGATCAGGCAGTGCGGCCCGTCAACTTGCCCTGCTTCGCACGGTTGCGGCAGGTCAAGTTTCCGTAGCACATGATCAG